AAGGGATACCAAGGGATACCAAGGGATACCAAGGGATACCAAGGGATACCAAGGGATACCAAGGGATACCAAGGGATACCAAGGGATACCAAGGGATACCAAGGGATACCAAGGGATACCAAGGGATACCAAGGGATGTAAGATAAAATGATAAGATAGGGGCAAAGCCTTGGTATACCTAGGTTTCCGCCAAAGTGATATGGGAGGTGATAAGATAGGTATTAAAAGGGAAGAGTACGCCACCAAAGGGATAGAGGCAAAATGATAAGATGATAAGGTTGATAAGGTGGTTTTTAGGGTGTGTACGAATTTTTTTATTTTTTCAAAAGGGCAAAATCAAGAACTATAAAATAGGCGTGAATAGGCATGGATAAAGGGTTTGGGGGGGTGGTACTATGCCGGAAAGGTGTATATATAATAAAAAAAGAACAATTTTTTTTTAATAGATTGGTAGTGCACCCATACGTTATCATTTGATAACCTATGTGATAACCTAATTTTACCTTATCACCTTATCATTTTGAGCAAAACCCAGTCATACCAAGGGTTTACCATGATAAGCTAGGTGATAAGCTAAAAAAAATGATAAGGTCACTTTATCTTATCCAGTCAACTATCCATAGTACTTGAATAGTCTATATCACTTGGTTTGGTCTAAAATGCCATTTTTCTATACACTATGTAGTCGCCTTATCATTTCTGGACAAAAACTTGTAAACCCTTGTCACCACTTGGTTTGCACCCTATCTAAAACATTGTAATTATACACTACATATACTTGAGTAGGGCGTAAACCCAATAACCCGAGGACTCTCGAGGTTTTGCTATTTATACCCACATATACGTGCATAAAAGTGAACAAATAGCACTACTAAAACCCTAAAATGATAAGGTGCTCCTATTTATACCCCTGTAAACCTCTAATAAACCCTAAAACTCCCCAAAATTTGCGGGGGAGGCTACGCCTCCCCTCGACCCCTCCATATTTATTGAGTTGCTACGCAACACTTTGAGAGCCTTCTATTTAGAGCCATAGAACCGAGGAGGGGAGGAGAACCTCCCCTTGAACCCCTCCCAAGAACCAAATGGAATCGCAAGCGATACTTATAGAACCCATACCTTTAGAGCCACGTACTCTATCAATCTTAGTACTGGGTGTGGGTTCGGCACAACCTCGGCAAGCCTCGGTTGACCTCACCGATAGTGGGGTCTGTTCGGGCAAGCCCTCACAGACTGCGACCCCCCCAACGGAAAAACCCTCGCAATTTATAGCCTCAAACATAAACTAAACCCTCCCAACACTTTCTATACACTATATAGACAACACCTCATACCTCCTAACACTACCTAACACTACCTAACACTACCTAACACTACCTAACACTACCTAACACTACCTAACACTACCTAACACTACCTAACACTACCTAACACTACCCAACAACACCTAACACTACCCAACAACACCTAACACTACCCAACAACACCTAACACTACCCAACAACACCTAACACTACCCAACAACACCTCATACCTCCCAACAACACCTCATACCTCCTAACACTACCAAACACTACCAAACACTACCCCATCAACCAAACACCACCCAAGCACTAGACTTTTTCTCCAAAGTATTACATAATATACTTAGATTTAATCCTATTTAAGGCACAAATAATATGTCAGAAAACCCCTTACACGACTATACAGAACTAGACAATAAAAAAACCAAGGAAGAAAGCCTATCTATTGATAGGTTTAAAACCCTAGCCAACCAATACGCTGACCCGATAGAACAGCTATTTGACCTGTCCCGTTCAGCACTACTAGATACCACCCGATTATCCGCATCAGCCAAGCTAGCCGACATCTATCTAAAGCTTCTTGAAAAAGCACCTACCGTCGTACCATTTGTTATTAAACAAATGGATTTAAGTAACATACTACATCCTAATACTGAAAAGAGGACAGATGAGCTACAGCAATAATGTACCCATCATCGACCCAAACTACACCCCACGCTATTACCAGCTACCCGTATTTAAAGCCTTTGCAGAAGGTATAAAGCGAGTAGTCTTGGTTTGGCATCGGCGAGCAGGTAAAGATAAAACCTGCTGGGAGCTACTCCTCTCACAAGCCTATAAGACGGCTGGTAACTATTGGTATATGTTCCCTGAATATACACAAGGACGTAAAGCCTTTTGGCAATCCATCGACTCCCAAGGTAAACGGATTATTGATTACATTCCACCTCAGCTTCACTACCGTAACCCATCCGACCAAGAGATGACCATCTATCTCAAAACGGAAGCTAACGTTACAGGTAAAGACCCTAAGAGCCACAGCACCATCCAAGTCGTCGGCTCTGATAAACCCGATTCCCTCCGTGGGTCTAACCCAAAAGGCGTTATCTGCTCTGAATACGCCGAATGGAAACGCCCCTCCGTCTTTGAAGCCATCGTTGAACCTATCCTCTCAGAGAACGGAGGATGGGCACTTTTCAACTACACACCTCGCGGGATGACAGCTGCATACTACCTTTATAAAGCCGCCCAAAGCAATCCTAACTGGTTTACCTCTCTCCTCACTATCGAAGACACCCATAAACCCGACCCCCGTAACCCCTCCCAACTCATCCCAGTCGTATCCCAAGAAACAATACAAGACATCCGCTCACGAGGGCAAACCTCAGAAGATACCATACAACAAGAATACTACTGCTCATTTACCGCAGCAGTCGCTGGCACATACTACAGTAAACAAATGGACGCTCTACAATCACTTAACCAAATCCGATTCCAACCCTACAACCCTAAACTCCGTACCTACACAAGCTGGGATTTAGGGCTTGATGGAACAGCCGTATGGTTTATCCAATACGACCCAACCAATCAAGCACTCTACGCCATCGACTACCGAGAATACGTCGACACACCACTACCAACCGCGTGTGCAGAAATATGCAAGCTACCCTACCGCAGAGACGTTGACATCGCACCGCACGACGTAGTACATCGCTCCTTTGAATCAGGTCTCACCCGTATTACCTTAGCTAAACAAAACGGTATCAATTTTACCGATGATGCAACAGGGACTATCAATAAAGCCAAGAAAATCCTCATCGTCGATAAAATTGAGCTAGTCCACCAAATCCTGCCCTCAATGGTCTTCAACGAAGCTGCTACGCTTGAAGGAGTCGAATGCCTCCGTAACTATCGACGCGAATGGGATGAAGTCAAAGGCATATACTCTGACAAACCCGTACACGATAAGTTCTCTCACGGGGCAGACGCACTAGCCACTTTCGCCGTTTGGTGGGAAGTCAATCGTAAAAGAGAAGCACAAAGGTTGAACCCCATACAAATAAATGCTATAATAGAAGATAATTACCTCCGTTAATTCGATTTAACGCAAAATAAATAGGAATTTAATCATGGCAAAAGGAGCAGCCCCCGTAGCACCCCCTCCAGCACCGACTCTCTCCGATGAGCAACGACTAGCTGATAGGAAGAAATACCTACAACGTACACAAGGTCTCCTCAAAGATACCTTATTCTCAACCCAAAACACCAACAACAACCAACCAACGGAAAAAGCACCGCAAGGGTTGCTAGGGGTATACGGCTAATGTACAGTAATACCCAAGCTACGGCTAAAACAGTCAAGGACATACTACAAGACTTCTCATCCATGCAAACTGAACGGGCAAAGATGGAAAGCTTGTACTCAGATATTGACCGCTTCGTGATGGATAGACACGCCAATATGACATCAGGTATTACGGGTTCAGAAGGTTCAACGTCTCACGAGGTATATAATAAAAGCGGCGTTGCACATAACACCCGCCTAGCCGCTACCCTGCAAGGCTTCATCGCTCCAGCCGAACAACGCTGGTTCTCTCTTGAAGTGTCTAAAAGCGACCCTAACATTATCTCCTTTCAAACCCGTAGCTACCTCGATTATGTCGAGAACACTTGCTACGACATTCTAGCAGCAACTAACTTTTACCAAAAAAGCTTAGAGACCATGACGGATTTTACCGCATACGGTTTCGGGGTACTATACGTTGAACATGACCTCATCAAAAAAATCAAGTTTATCTCCATACCAGTCCGAGAGTGCTACATTGCTACAGATTTTAACGGGGAAGTCAATAAAGTTACAAGACACTTCCAAGTCTCCTCCTCAGCCTTACTAGCCCGCTTTCGTAATGAACTTGAAGATAAAGCCCCGCACCACATTGCAGATCTTGAAAAAAACCCTCATAATCAACAAGAGGTACTGCACTGCGTTTACCCTAACCCTAAATACAACTCAAACTCCACAGACTCTCAAGCCCGACCCTACATCAGCCACTATGTCTTAAAATCCAAGGATGTTCTCCTTGAAACAAAATACTACCGTAGAATGCCTTACCTTACACCTCGCTGGACAGTAACATCAGGTGAAGTGTACGGTAGAAGCCAAGCTATGAATGCCATTCCCGACCTTAAAGCTCTCTCAGTTCTAACTAAGAATACCTTAACGGGTATTTCTAAATTAGCAGACCCATCCATCCTTGTCGCTAGCGGGTCAATCGCAGGACGCGGTCTCAATCTCAAACCTAATGGCATCACGGTCTTAGACCACCTTCAAGGTAATTCGATGGATAACACCATCAAAACCTTTAATTCAAATGCCCGTCCTGATATTTCCATGCAAGGCGTTGAGATGTTTGAACAAAAAATTGCCCGCTTATTTTTTGCTGACCTTATTGCTGAAGATAAACAGCAACGAATGTCTGCTTCTGAGAGCAACACCCGACACGCCTTACGTATTACCTCACTCTCTCCACAAGTCGCTAGAGCAATTCCCGAATATCTTAGCCCGCTGATTAACCTCGTTGTGGGTATCCTTGTTGATAATAATTACATTGAGCCACCACCCGAGGACATTTCAAACATCTCGATTGACTTCCATTCTCCTATGGCGAAAGCTCAGAAGATGCAGAGTTCCGAGGGTATTTTAAACTTTACTCAAATACTAGGTTCTCTCGCCCAGTATGACCCGTCCGTGCTTAACACCGTTGATTTTGAACAAGTAGCTCAGTTCCTTGCTATGTCTAACGATATTCCAACCAGTGTACTGCGTTCACCTGAACAACTGGCTGAAATGAAAAAAGAACAGCAAGCACAAGCCGCCCAGCAACAAGCCGCCCAACAAGCCGAAGTAGCCAGTAAAGCCGTTAAGAACACTGCTCAAGCGGCTGACGCACTCTATCAGGAGCAACCCCAATAATGGTACAAGTTCAACCCGCATACGTTAATGCCCTCCAGCAGATAGACAAAGATAAAACAATGGCTGAGACGCTGGATGCTATTAAAGCGGATTTTAAAGCTACCTTCACAACCCCACAGCACGGTAGACGGACACTATGCCGCCTACTCAACCATACAGGGTTTATGGATGGTATACCCCCTGAATCATCTCTCCAAGAGTACGCATTCAGGGCAGGACAACAGAATGTATTGAACTTTATCTTCACTACATTGGCACTGAATATCCACACATTTTATCAACAGGAACACACCGAAGTATTTATACAGCAAGGAATAGAGACAGATGAGTAACGAATTATTTGATACTGAAACACTTGAAACACCTGTTTCCGAAACAGTAGAACCTCAAGAGGAAGGTACTGTAGAGGGTACAGAACCTTCTACCGAGGATACCGAAGAGTCTACTAAAGCGGATGATAAGCCTAAACGGGGTAGACCACCTAAAGCTCCTGAACCTGAATGGGCGGAAGATACCACCCTCAAGTATGATGAGAGTATCCAAGCAGACTACCACGCTCCTGAGGAAATCCAAAAAGAGTTTATTGCTTTTGCTAAAGAGCATAAAATCTCGGTTACGAATGCTGAAAAGCTTTTAAACTTCCAAGCTCAACTGGTTGCCAAGCAAGAAGAGCAGCACGACCAGCTTATACAAGAAGAGCTGAAAGAAATCCGCTCTACCTTAGACCAACGTTGGGGGGAAGAAGCTAAAGCCCGTCTTGATGGTATTGCTAATTTTGTTAAGGAACGTGCGGGTGAAGAGGTACAACGTCTTGTTTTTAATACCTCTTTTGGTGCAAACCTTCAAGTTATTGAGTTTTTAGACAGTATCGTACAAGACCTCGGAGAACCTAAATACTTTTCGGGTACACAAGCCCCTGATTCCAGTCCTAAAGCTGAATGGAATAACCTTGTTGCTCAATACCCATCCTATAAAAGTGCGGTAGCTTATCCACATCATCCTGATTACCCAGCTGCTAGTGCCGCTTATAAACGTATCTTTCAAACCACATAATTAGTAAAGCTTGCATAAAGTAACCTAGTATAGTATAGTAATAATATACGACTAGGTTACTTTGTTTTTCTCAATTAAGGAGGCTAAAACCTTGCCACTACCTTCAAATTTACCGTTAATCAATGCTAAAGCGTATGATTCAGGTATGCAAACCGCTTTCGTAGCGACTAATGCAATCTTTGACCCTTATATGATTCCTCATCCTATTCCTAATGGTGCTGATTCTATCACTTGGAACTTTGGTGGTGAGTCAGAAGCATTAGTTCCTATGAACACCTATTTTGGTGAAACGACTTTCCAAAACTATCAGGCTAAAAAACGGACATTTACTCGTAGCCGTTGGAATGCTCCTGCTATGATTGTAGACCGCCACGAAAAGTTGAGCCTCAACTTAAATCCTGACGGTGCTAAAATTCAAGCGATGACCCGTAAAGTAGCTCAAAAACGTAACGAGATATTTATTGCTAACTTTGAAACTGATGTAGCAGTAACCGATACGTTGAATAACGATGGTTCAACAAGTAACACTTTAGTGTCTTTTCTTAGTGGTAACATTGTGCCTAAGGATTATTTAACAGCTGGTACAAACTCAGGGCTGACACTTGAAAAGTTAGATGCCTTGATTGTTTTAGCAGAGCGTAATAACTTAATGGGTGATGAGTTTGCTATGCAGTATGGGTATAGCTTACATATGATGATGACAGAAGAAATTGCAGCATCTTTACTACGGTTGCCTCAAGCAACTAGCCGCGATTACGCTGACTTCTTTGTACGGGATAACACGGGTAAACTCATTGCTTACCGCGGTATTAAGTTCATCTACGCTCCTGTCAGCTTACCTACCTATACCGCAGGTGCTGATAGAATTGCTAAAATATATGCTTGGCATCCTTCAGCATTTATTTACGATCCAGCTACTTTGTTCAACCGTACTGTAGACGAAGACCCATTACACACTTTCAATGGCTTCCTTTACACTGAGTTGTTATACAATACAATGCGTGTTCGTGAAGAAGCTGCGTTCCGTATTGATGCTAAACTTATGCCTCTAACCTTAGTATAAGATAGGAAAATACAATAATGCCAAGTTTTTCAAGTCCTGATAGAATACGTCAAGCTAACCAGTTGATTAACTCTAACCCTGATAACGTAAGAGCACCTGAAAAAATATATAACATTCGGGTTACAGTACCAGCTGGAACTGTATCAGGTGATGTTATTACTGTTATTGCTCTAAAAGATGGTGATTACATACTGCCTACTTCAAGAGTTTATTTTGGTGCAGCGGGTGCTGGTGTTACTTTATCTGTAGGTATAACTGGATCAGCAACTTTATATAAAGCTGCTACTTCTATTGCTGCAGTTGGTAACTTTGAGTTAGATGCTACACCCTTAACTCGTACTCAAGTAAATGATGATGTTCTACTAACTGCAACTTTTGGCGGGGGCAACCCAGCTACTAACACAGTGCTTCATTTTCAGGTAGCTGTAGCAGGAGTATAGTATGTCTCAACTGGAGGTTTGTAATCAGGCGTTACAGCTTGTAGGGCAACCTCCAGTTGTAGCTTTAGATGAGGGTAGCTCTCAAGGTAGAAC